TATTCTCAAATCCCATCTCAACAATTCGATTGTCAACTTTACTCATAGATTCTGAACCTCCCTCCAAATATCATCGCTGATTTGGTCAAATATGGGTCTTATGGCTGGATTTATATAATCTGTTCCCCGTACGTAACCACCTCCGCGTGTTCCATGCCCGTACTGTAGTAATATAGCGACGGGAGTTCCAGCAGATGTGAGATTCGAGTTATTCCAAGATATGCCCCAATCATATATTTGATATGTCCATCCATTAGCAGTCTCGCCAGTATCTTTTGGAGTATAACTTTGGAGGGCTTCAACTCCCCGTTTCCCATATTTATCAAAAATTAAGCGAACTGCTCTTGGTAATTCCTTTGCCCCATTAAAAAACTTTTCTGAATTTTTAAAATCACCTTTTAACGTAAATCTAATCATTGAAGCCCTCCTTTCATAAAATATAATTATGCATTAATCTATACATTAATCTATAGTCTCGCAATAGATTAAGGGAATCCAAGCCTGCTTTTTTGAATCGATTTTTCCCCATCTAGATTCTTCGGAACCAGTTTCTGCTATAATTTTAAGTTTCTCATTCTGCTTAATAACACCTAAAACTGGATAATCTCCACTAGGTCCAGCAAAATATTTAAGCATTTTAACAACGACTCGAACCATATATGGACCTTTAGTGACTAATTCTTCATCATCTTCTTTTTCGGAAATTAATTCGTCAGCCTCTACCGTATCGTCTAATTCAATGGGATTATCACAATCCTCGAAGTATGATTCATCGTCTATTTCATCATCTAATTCATCGTCTAGTTCATCAAAATCTGCTTCATCATCCAAATCCAGTTTATGCAGTTTTAGCATATTTTTACTCATCCTGATTTATCCTTTCGTATTTAGTTGTTTTTTACGTGCAGCATTAATCGCTGCATTTCGACTAAGTATGGCACTTTTTGACATTTTTTTACTCGGGGAATTTTTGATACTGCATACTCGTATAAGAGTCAAAAGTTTATTTAAATGCCATTTTTGGCATTCAAATGGAATATTAAGAGAAATCATCCAATAATAAATAAGCTCTGATGTAACTATCTCCGAACTTCTTGATGAATCATGCACTTCTGAAAAAGTGGTAGCAGTCATCTTATGTTCAATATAATTATTAATAGTTTTTAAATGTTCATCAGAAATAGTATAATAAAAATCGTCCAAAACATTTTTAGTAATTGTCATGCATCGAATATAATCTCTTAACTCTTCGTCGGTTTTTAATTCTTTGCCTAAAAATGGCTTGCACCATTTGGACTCCCATTTTGATAAAGAGACAAGAGAGTGCTCTAATTCAATTGTTTTCCCTTTTATATAAACAAATTCGGATTTTTCCTCATTATAATATTCAGTATCATCTGTCGTTATTGTTAGCACCTCTTGCCTCTTTATTTTAACTTTTTATTTAGTCGCTAATAACTGATTGATAAACTCAATCAATTCGTCTTGATTCGTGATCATTTGTTCGACAAACGCATCATAGGCAGCTGAATTTTTAAAGTCTGTAAGAACCTTGTCGTCTTTTACAAATCGAAGCCCATCACTACTTCTAATACCATAAGACAGATCTACCAACCGATCTAAAAGTCTTGCAACCATCCGAATGGCTTCGGCAACTAGCTGACTGTTTTTATTAAAAGGATCGGACTGATCAAAATCTTCTTCCTTAACATCTTCTAGAAATTTACCACGTTCCTGCAAGTCGAGACCAATTTTCATAATCTCGTTATAAGCCTCGTCCGAAGATGTTAAAACGGATGCTTTTGAGACATGAAAATACAAATCTTCAGTGCGCTCGACGTCATTAAAATCTTTAAATTTAACTGTCTTTTTTAACATTATAAAACTCCTTTTCAGATTTGAGTGGGATGACAAAATTGTCAGAGCCCACTCAAGATTTAATTCTTAAATATGTTTAGGCGCCTTCAGCAAGAGCGATAATAATTTCATCAGGGCTAGGAAGAACTGGATCAGACAAATATGTTCCAAAGAGCGTACCTTCCAGTGTGGCCAACTGGGTTGGGTCTGCCTTAGTACTATCGATAACTAGCATAGCTGCGGGCAAGAATCCTGTAATCTCTACCGGACTAGTGGTAATCTCCCAACTGAAAGTAATAGCTTCTGGGGAATCATTAATTGTTGAATATGATTTCTCAGAAGGCGCGGCCAATGCTCCATAGATAATATGAAGCTTATAACCAAACGAATTACCAGCAACGTCATTACCCATAAGGGTCTTGTAAACAAGACCAAATTTCTTTCGGGTTTGCTGGCCAATGAAAAGACCATCTGAAGATTCATAGGACCCATCACATTCCGCAAATTCATCAGGATACGTATAAGCCTCAATAGTTGCACCAAATTCTTCAGCACTAACAAGAGTCAAATACTTGATATTATCTGCATAAAGTGGCGTTGGTTCAGCACCCGATGGCTTTTCAGAAACGGAGATAAGGCCATTCCAAGCAACCCCATTACCATATAAACCCGTTGTTGGGTCTACTACATACAATACACCATGGTTAATACCAGTCTCATAAAAACGTTCGCCAGTATCATCCCAAACTAGTTCTGCCATAATTAAACTCCTTAATTTTTATAGAATAATGTAAATACGTAATGATTTAAATTATCTGAAATAAAATGCCGATCAAACTCACAATAATCTAAACCCATAATTTTATCCACAATTTCCGAATCTGGATTTGAGTCAATCAGGGTTACAGAATATGCCTTATGCTTCGCATATTTTACTGAACCCGCATAACGTACATTAATATCATCCAGTTCATAGATAATACAGGGATAGGTAAGTCTAATTGATGAAGGTGGCTGAAAATATACATTATGTGGAGTTATTAAATCCAATAAAATTTGATGTAATTCAAGTCTATCACCCATTATAAACTTCCCCAAGTGTTAAAATTAGACGGGGTCGTTGGATTTCAATATTATTTACTTTCCAACGAATCCCCATCCACGAAACATAACGTATTGTAGAAAGATTCTCATATGCAAATATATCTGCAATTATGGAAATCCGATTTGAAATAACAACATCGTCATTTTTATGTTCGGTTGGCTCCCACTTTCGAATATTCTGAAGAATATCCCCTCGATAAGAACGCTCTACAGCTACGTCATCCCATATGCCTGGAGATATTTCTTGCTGAGTAACATAACCAATTGGTCCATAAAATTTACTCATAAATATCTCCTTATTTAAAATTAGGCGCTAGGATACACAGGTTCCGGTTTCTCAATCCAAATAGCCAAAGCAGAATGCGGAACTGTCAAAGCACCAGAAACACGAGTCTCGATCAAATACTTGTACTGATTAAAGTCGATGTCGAAGTCATCCATCATTTGGATCCCTCCACCCTTATCGGCACCAATCGAATAATCATTCATGTTAACCAGAACACCGGCCAATTCGCTATAATCAAGCTCATCGGTATTCGGATTAACAATTCCAGTCATTACGGGAACTTCCACAATATCTGCAACGCGCAGAGCCGCGGCCAGATCAGCTACGGTATTGTGGATCCGGCGCCCAAGGCTATCCTTCAAAAGAAGCATATCACTGAGAATATCAGAGGTGGTAAAGAAGGTCGGAATGCCATTTCCACGATAATCTGCGCGAGCGCGAATAATCGCGTCAATAAGTTCAGCTGTCGTAGGCTCAGTGTTGGTGCCAGTAGCTGCAACGTTAACCGGGACAGTATAGAGAGAATCGTCAAGAGCAATGGGGCGAATCTTACTTTCAGAAATTTTATCATCACTCGCACCGGAACGGCCATCACTTACAAGAATCGCGCGAGCAAGTTCTTCCTCGAGCATCATGCGCATTTCATTGCGGAGCCACATAACTACATCAAAGTCTGTAATATCGATCAAGTCATCGCGATCAATCTTCTGTTTCTTATAAACAGTCTGAGGATCGGTAGTGCGTTTCAGCAAAGCAAAGACTTCTTCAACTTTCTCTTCGCCCTTAATATAACCAAAAGCGCGAGCAGATTCAGGAGTCAGATCAGCAACAAGGGTCTTAATACGAGCAAAAGGAATATGTTTGGCAGCATCAAAGACCTTTTTTACCCACTCGGTCTTACGAGCAACAACCTGCGGAGTCGCAGAAGTAGCTTTATAATCCGGGAACAAATATCCAATATCAGTAATTGAATGCTGAATTGCTTTATCCTCATCACTTCCCTGATAGGACATATAAGCTTCGGCAAGAGAATCAAAACCGTGTGCCAAGAATGCATTTTTCAATGAGGACTGAGAACGACGAGCATCATCCAAGATCTCGCGAAGTTCGGTCTGAGTCAAAGCGGCATGTTTCATAGTATTATCACCTTCCTTAGTTGAATTGTCAAAAACGTTTTTTTTCATATTTGAATCTCCTTTATCATCTGATTGTTTAATTTCTTCTTCGGTTTCCTCTTCCTCTTCCTCAGTTTCACCTGCGGATTGAAGAGCCTCTGCAATCATCGCATATACAACGGTTTTTTGTTTCTCATTAAGAGTTTCAAAAACATCAGCTACAGTTTCTTCTTTTTCTTCATGCTTGATTTCTTCCTTAACTTCTTCTGTATGGAAAAGTTCAAGATCCAAGTTGGCAGAAATAATAGCTTCAGTTTCATCTTCTGTTACTGACCCATCACCATGTTGAAAAGCAAGGTTATCAATATAAGCCCCAGCATTTGCACCAGCAATAACCAGGCTCACTTCACGAATTAAGCCATGCACAACATTCTTACCCTTTTCAATTAGCGAATTTGCATAAATTGAAAGAGCTTTGATATCGCCATGCTTAATCGCTTCTTTTGCATCTTTTGCAGCTGAGGATTCATTAAATGAGCAGTAAGCATAAACACCATCGGCTCTATTCTCAAGCAAGGCATGGCCTAAAATATTACCAGGCTCATTATGCAAATGCTGCCATACCAATGGAACTACTTGCCCATCATTTTCTTGAAATGCGTCGGGAAGAATAGTTCGTCCATCACTACATTTCAAGCCGACTTTAGTAGCATAACCACTAAAATCATACTTAATGTCTTTTTTCATAGTATCTCCTTCTATTTTGATTTGTACATATCAAACTGTGACTTTGGCTCTTCGGTCTCTGAATTTTCGGGTTCTTCTTCCGGCTCCTTTATTGGTTTAAGTGGCTGTTGATCTAGAGGCATATTCTTATTTCTAAGTTCATCAGCACCAGGATCATCTGCGGGCTTTATGCCAAGAATTGCACGAATCTCATTAGCTGTTAGAATTTCATTTCGTGTAAAGCCATCTGCCATTTCAGCCATTTCATTCGCCGGAACCAAACTAAGAACGTCCTTGAAGCCCATGATAGTTTGCCCTTGAGTTCTTGCTGTTTTTGTCAAAAACTTTCGGCGCATTTCTTCAGTAAAAGAAACGACGATTGGTTCAACTGTTCGATTGAAATAGTTTAACATGGTTTTTTCATTTGCTTTACCAGAAAAGACATCTTCTGAAATTCCAAGTTGATTATACAACATTCCAGTTAAATAGGTAATTTGCCCCAAAAGATTATTCTCTGATGGCCTATTCAACTGCGTAATATGCTCGGTTCCATCTGTATAAGCAATACCATACTTACTCCCACTTAATTGCCGTTCAATGGCAATACGCCGTTCTTCTGCTTGCTTTTGTCGAGCTTCGGTTTTAATAATGTATGGTAACTGAATAATTAGGTCAAGTTTTCCACTACCACTTTGCTCATCGATTGCATCTAATAAAACTAATTTGCGAATCAATCGGCGCAAAGTACCATTGGGTTCATTCATAATCGCATACAGCGGATTTTCAACAATTGCAACAAGAGACTTTGGAAGGACAACTTCTTCTCGGGTACCAACTAGGTCATTATACAAATCAATTCTAACATAATCTGGATACCAGGCAGTAATCCGTCCAGTTCTTAAAGATAATATATCATAAGAGCCAGAAAATATTGGAGAATTAGTAGTTTCTACTGGGACTATTGCAACAACACCCTCATCAAACATGCTTAATACCGCATCCTGAATAAGTGCACGTCCAGTTTGATCTTTATTTGCTTCAACTGTTAAACAATTTTGTAATCCACTATCAATTGTATCTACATATCGCCTATTACTATCCATCCTAATGTGATTTATATCAAAGGAAGAAACGTCAAGAGCAATACGATTATAAATCGCGGTAATAATTGAGCGTTCATTTCCACTAGTTAACCGAGTACGAACAGGGCTTGTACTTGAGGCATAGCCAAAATCTTGATATGTATATGCTTCTTTATCCTGCGATCTAAATGCATTCCATGCACTTTTTAGGCGTGACCCAAATGTTTCACCCATAAATTATCCTCCTTTTTAAAAAATTAGAATGCAAAAATATGTAGGAAACCATTATTTCATATTTAACCTCCAACTCCTACTTTTTTAAGTGCTTCTTTGACTAAAATACCAGTTGCAGCGCCGGCAGCAGCTCCAATAGCAGTTCCTAGAAAGGTTTGCATATTTTTACTAACAAATACAGCACCAGGAGTCGTATCTTCAGCCACAAGATCCTTAAGTTTTTTTTCAAGTTGAATTCTATTAATGGCTTTTTGAAGTTCATCATCCGAAATGGTTCGACGATTTCTAGCTAAGTTAATCCGACTAGATTTTATTTCAGAATCACTTTTTCTAATTCCCCATTTCTGTCCAATAACACCATAATGCTTTAATTCAGATTCTTCATCAAAAATATCTTTGGGAAAATCTATTGATACAAGCTTGCCGGATTTGTCAAACTTTGGAATAAGTTTAATTCGGTCTACTTCATCAGCATGCTGAATATTATCAGCTCTCTCAATATAAAATGATGGCATAGATCCCATCTCTTCGCCCATATACCAAGTAACTTTAAGTCGCGAATCTACTTTAGATCCAAGTATCCGATCACTATTACTCTGTAAAGATTTTGTTGCTGCATCGGCGCATTCTTTCAAGTAACTTTTAGCTAATGGCGATCTTCTATTCCTTTCATCGACTAAATTCAAATTCTTATATTTTGGATTGCTGTTGATCTTGCTATAAAATCCAGAAGATTCATCGGCCATTGCGTTATATACTTTGAGATAATTGCGATCTGCAAGCTTCATTGCTTTCCCGGCAGCTCTATTTAAATCCTTTTCTTCTTTTCGGGCTGCCTTCGTAGATGACCCATTAGATGCTCCACCCTTATCATTACGAACTCCCCATTTTTGGCCCAAAATGCCAAAGTGCCTTAATTCATCTTCTGAGACATCTTTGTGCTCGAGAATAGCATTTATACGACGTAACTCTACTCCGTCTCTATTAACTTCTTCGACTTTCTTACTTTTTACAATTACTCTATTTGGCATATTATCTCCTATTCAAATGCTTCTTTATTTAGTTTATATGCAACATATGCATCGAGCATCGCCGCAACCGAATCAATCTTCTCTGCATAACGTTTCTTAAGTAACTTGCGATTTCCATTAGTATCTTCCATAGTTACGCAGTTACCCATTGTAAATGAAAATAATTCCTGATCAAATATAAGCATACGTTCTTCACTTAGTTTCTTCAATTCTCCAAGTGGAACTGATTCGGTCTTTGCACCCTGAATAACCTTCTCAAGGCCATAAGGACTATTCTCTTTTTCCCATCTTTCTACAAACTCTCGGGCATTATATGGATCAAACCCGAAGCATCTTACATCATACTGAACATCTGTAATATATCGCTCAAGATCATCATAGACATCCATCATGTCTAATACAGCCCCATCAAGAACCATTAATGACCCTTCTTCTATAAACTGATCATACTTAATTCTCATGGCTCCAGGTAGTTTCATAAGAGTCAGATTTGAAATGTAACATCTTGTCTTGATTCCAAATTCACCTCTAGGCAATGGAAAGAGAAAAGTAAATGCACAGAAATCATCACCCTGTGATAAATCCGCGCCAAGGGCGCATGGCATAGCCCAGAAATCTCGTTTCCGGTGTGGAAGAGTCTCTTCATAAGTAAAGAAGTATGTATAGCCTTCCATCGGAATACCAAATCTTTTTGCAAGAATATCATTGCGTGTGGCTGGAGCTTTTTCAGCTCTTTCCACATCTAATTGATATGCTTCATAAGTAACGGTCTTTCCAAGGTTCGGATTTGCTTTTATCCACATTTCTGGATGGGAAACTTCCTCAATATCATCTAGGCGATAATACCAGATAGATACATGATAGTTCGTATAATCACCCTTAAGTATGTCCATTAGTTCCATTTTGATTGTATCACCACTACTGTTACGAACTGTACCTTCGGAACTAACTGCGACAATAAGGTAATCATCTAATTTACTTGCGCCCTGTTCAACTGCACCCACGACGTCTTCTCTAATGTCTCCAGATAGCCATTCATCGATAGTCGTTATCTTGGGGCGTAGACCCTGAAGTTTATCAATAGACATCGGGCGAATTTCAAGTAATGAACCAGTTAAAAAGTTTTCAATACCCCTTTTAGTTGAAGCAAGTTTTACTCGATTTACTCTACTACCGGTTGTGTTCTGGATTGAACCTTCTGTTAAAAAAGTGAACAGTGGACCACGAGATCGGGTAATTGCAGTTCGAATTGGAGAAAGAACTTCTTCGCTTTGTTTCATAGTTGGAGCGGTTGTTATCTGATGCGTTGTTGCTGTATCAACATTTAAAAAGTAATTTTGTATACAACTTGCATACATTGACTTAGCGGCACCGCGTGCAATAATCAAATACTGCTTATTGACTAATCTTTTTTTAATCATGCGAGTTACATAGCGGCCACCCTTACCGTCTGGATTTGGCTCATAGATGGATCTTTCGATAAAGTAATACCATCCAAAAATTTGTTCAGCCCATAATTTAAAGGTATCTAATAAATGTAAATCGGCCCCATCTGTTAACGTTAGTTCGGTTTCACAAAAATCTATAAAACCTTCAACCGCATCAATGTCATAATAAACTGATGGATTTTCAATAAGTTCATCAATTCTATTCATCTCCATCGCGATTTCTTTACAAACAGGTATCTGACCTTGCAACACGGAATCTCTAAATTGCTTATAATATTTTGGAGTTGCCGTGTTTGATAAACTCATTGTCCTCCTTCTAGGCTTTTTCGACTACATTACTATTCAAAATTGCCTCTAAACCAGATTCTTTACTCCAAATAAACCCTTGAGCTTGCCTCGTGCTACCTAAAAATCCATTTTCACCATGCCAAGCATCACTAGCGGTTATTGCACTTATTTGACGAAACACGATTCCATTATTGGTTATTGTCATTTCCGTATGGAGGTGGCCAATATGAAACTCTCGAAAAACTGACTTTCCCCAAAGTTCTGGGGCTTCGATTTGCATAAGTCCCTGAAGACGTTTACCCTCTTTATCACCATGAGAATAGCCAATAAGATTCTTTCCAAATAGAATATACTTTCTTGGAGATGCTTTTGTATTAACATTAACATTGGTACTTTCAGAATATCTTTGATATAGACCAATGACTGCTGCATAACTAAGCATTTGATCGTGATTTCCAGGAACCCACATTACATCAACTGGAGCAATTTTTGCAAGTTCTTCGATGCTCCATACTAATAATTCTACTCCCTTCCTAAACATCTTTTGCCATCTGGTATCAGTATCTAATTGTGTTCCGGCAGTCGTTGTTCCACGAGGAGTATCGAAGTGGAAAAAATCCTGTCCAATTGGAAATACTATCTTTTCTATTGAACCAAATTTAATTGCCTTGGAAATAAGATCAAGAATAACATTTCTCCATAGTTTCTCAGCAATTTTAAGATCATAATCTTGACCCGTCTCTTCCAGCCATGAAAGTTTTCCTAAATGGAAATCCATCATAGGCAATTCGAATAAAAGGCCCTCACTTGGTAAAATATCTTTATATTCTTGTTTGCTTGTGGGAATTGGCTCTAATTCCTTAAAAGCATCTAATATTTGTGGAAATGTTAAATGATCGCCCAACGGCTTAACGGTTAATATAACCGAATATTTTCTATTTCTTACTGTCTGTGGAGTTGATGTTTTCTTATAATAATCGGATCCATCTTTTTCTGAATTTTCAATTTTTAAAGTAACATCCCATCCACCATCAGTTATTTTACAGCTAACAACTTCCCATAAAAATGGATCTAATCCCATTTTTTGCATGATTTTAGTTGGACTAGCTGCCTCATCTTCTGTTAAATGAATTTCTGTTCGTATTGTTTTTGTATTATCGGCATTAAAACTAATATCTCTATATTCTTCAGAAATTGTTCGCTCCTTTAAACTTTTCATAGTCTCAAGATGTAATCTTATTCCCGTTAAATATAGTTTTGCTGTATTGCGTGCTACCTTCTTTCCATAAATTCTGTAAAGCTTATCTTGCGGATTTCCGCCACCATTAAGAATTTCTTGTTCAATATTAGTTATCAATGAAATCTCCTTAAATACTTACATAAGATAATAACTTACCCTAAGATTATTAGGGTAAGTTATATTAAAAGTAAATACAATTCATACCTTATACGACTCAGTGCGCTGTTTATGCAAGCTAATTAGAAGATCGGATAGGCTTTTACTATTCATTTTATTGCCAATAAATAATCTTTTCCATTCAACTTGTTCCTCGCGAGAGGCTTTGTTAATAAGATCTTCTAGATTTCCATCATCAAAGTCAATGGGGTATGCCATATAATCACCATACTTATCCCAGTTTTTTAATTTAAAGTTTTCATTAAAATTATTTGGTCTAATAGGCATATGCTGAATCATACCAATTGTTGGCTTACCTCTTGCAACAGCAAGATACATATAGGTGCCTTCAGCAATTACTAAGTCTGCATTATCAATATCTTGATATGAACCATCAGGCTTACCATAAATGAATTTTGCCTTTGAGGTATAATGCAGCCCAATTGAACTTGGAGGATTTAAGTGCCTTATTGTAATCTGATACTTACTAGGTAATTTTAATAAAGCTTCATAAACTCTTGAATTGGCATCTAGAGCCTCCTCGCGAAGTTTATTGTCCTTTACTGACCCATGAATTGGAGCAAATAAGATTTTTTTAATTTCATTCTTCTTTACAAATTCCTTTATCTCGCAGTAACTCCACCCAATCACATAATGACTTTGTGTTGGCTGAGTTATCTCTTGAATATGCTTATGGCCTTCTCCAATCACAAGATCGGCAAATGTAAATTTATCAGAACGATAGTCATCACTATCAGTCCACCAAGCACCTGTTGTACCATGTGGATAAGTAATGATTGTGGCTCCCTCTTCAAAATATTTTTTTACAATCGGGCGTCCATCATCTGGATGTGACCTATTAAGATCGTGATCAAATAAAGCTATTTGAACTCTTCGCTTTTTGGATAGCCAACCTTCTTCTTTTAATGCATAATCAATTTCGGTGCCTTTATGCTGATGTTGACTAATGAAATATCTCATTTCAATAACCAGATAAACTCCCAAGTAGCATTTAGTCCTTTATACCGTTCAACAATTTCAAACCCAGCTTCGAGAAGCAATTCTTGCCAGCGCTCTGACGGAAAATGCCATTCGATCTGCCGACTCCCAACAGTAAGGCGCCTATATGACTCTGGGCCTTTTGAATAAACCAAATTATGCGGCACTTCAAAATAACAATACCCGCCATCACTTACCAAAGACTTCAAATACTGAAGAAATTTAGGTAATTCTTCAACATGTTCAGCTACGCCTAGGCATATAACTAATTCAAACTTCTTAATATCCCCAAAGTACTCTTCTGTCGTAAAAATTCCATCTGGAACTCTTTGCTGAGCTAACCTAATTCCTTCTAATGACGGATCAATCCCATACAATTTTGCAGTCTTATTGGATCTTCTATAATTTTCTAGTGCTACACCATTCCCGCATCCAATGTCGACAACTTCCTTTGGATTTGGAATGTGTTGCTTTAGAATTTCAATCATGAAGCTGCTTCTATCTGGATTATCCCATTTATTTGGTTTTACTTTAAAAAGTTTGTCATACTCTTTTTGCACTGCTTTTCTATCTGGCATTTTAGTGAATTCCTCTCAAATATAGATTAAATGCTTAAATTTTCATGTACTTCAAATTTGGTCTTAACCGAATAAAATTTACCACCAGGAATTTCAATGTATCCTTGCATCATCCATGTCCCAGGAATATCTATATCTCCAGAAACTCCAGTGCAGAACATAATTCCATCAGAGCCATCAGTTAATAGCGTTGCGGTTTTAGCAAGCTTGGTTCCTGTCGGCTTCCTAAAATAAATTTTTTTCAGTGTTGCAGATCCAATGGGAACTGGCGTCACTCCATCTTTTTCGACAATAGTAACTTGAAATATGGTCCCAACATCACCAACATGAATAATAGTATCTGTCATACTTCCTCCAGTTCATCATATCTATCACTTATTAATTTATTCATTACCTGCACGGCGGGAACTTCCATTTTGACGATCCCCAAAGTTTCGATACTGAAAGTCATTACAAGATTTAGTTTAAATATCTCGGTATGCCTATTTGTAAGTAAACCCCAATATCCACCACCCCAATAAGAATTGCCCCAATAATGAGAATCCTGAATATAACCGCCCATTAGGTTAGATCCAGTATAACATGATCTCTATCGGCGGTTACTAAATCCACAGTAGCTGTAACTCGATCTAGTGTATCTGCAGGATCTCTGAATTTTAAAGTTCCTGTCCCGCCACCGTCTAATTTACCAAATAGGATAGCATTATAAAGCTTTATGGAATCTTCAAATGTAAGAGTTCCATCAAATACTGCTACTTTTAATGCAGCAATAATATCATTAACACTCGGAGCGGGTGGTAAAGCAGCTATTAATACTTCTAATTCCGACTGATCAGCTGGACTCGCTGGAAGATTATCGGTTTTCGCCTTGATTGCTGCAATATCAGCATTGGCCGGAGCTACATAACCAGCGCTCGGCAGTCTGGTATTTACTACCGTGTTAGAGGCTGGATCACTTGGGAGATTAGTGGT